TAATAGTTCGCACATCTTTTGATGATTAAAATTATTATGATGAATCGCAAAATTACAATTTGGATACAATCCTTTAAACATTTTACTATCTCCTTCCAAATAATATGGAGGGTCAAGAAATAAGAAATCATCATTATGACGTGGAATTACATTTTCAAAACTATCACATTTAACACATATATTTTTTAATTTCATATTTTCAAGCATCTTAATTCTACGATTAAATTTATCTGGTTTAATTTCATTTGAACTTGGCCAACCAAGAAACATAGGACCATAAGATAGTGTCATATTATAGTAATAATAAACAGCTTGTTTAATAATATTAGTGTCGAGCAAAGTTAAATCTTCTTCTGCTAATTGAAGTTGTTTTTTTGTATTATATACCAAATCTTTGGGTTTAATCTTATCCCAATAATTAAGGAGAACATGTCTATTGTATGTAAATTCTTCTGGTGTAATTTTGAATTTTTTTAATTCTTGAATAAACTCATCTTTATGATTAATAAGTACATTCCAAAAATTTACAAGCATACCAAATATATCATATCCAATCACCTCTATATTAAGATTTTGGGAAACACATAATTCAAATGACCCTCCACCAAAGAATGGAGAAACTATTCTTTTATTACTCAATTTTGGAAGACTATTAAGAATAAGTCCAATTGCTTTTGATTTACCGCCAGCATAACGAAGAGGTGAAATAAGAACACGTTTATATGTTTCATCATTTTTATAAATAGTAGCCAAATATTTTTTAAAATATTCTTCGTCACGCTCATAAGCATTATTTTCTACAATAATATTTTCACACGTTTGTGTGTCTAAGAAATCATTTGGTTTTATAATAACATTCATTGTTTCTTTAATATTTGTAATTATATTTTCACTATTATTACAAATCAATTTTTTAATAATAATATTTTCAACAACTTCTTCTATTTTTTCTATTTTTTCTTTATTATCTTTACAAGAATTTTTTTTATTTAAATGTTTATTATAGTATAATTTTTGAGAAAACTCTTGTAAACATGATTCACAAATATATTTAGTCATATTAATACTAATATTAAATATTTTATATTTAACTATTTTAACTATTTTAGTTAATAATATTTTAGCTTTTAATAAAATAAAATTGATTACATTATAAATTTTATTTTAAACAAATATATATAAAAACTTTATACATTTTAATGCCGCCTCTTATTGTATCAATTGATGGAAATATTGGTTCTGGAAAATCAAGCGTTATGCGTTATTTGGAAAAAAATCTTGCTAATTATTGTGCTTCAAAAGACAATACTTGTAAAATCTGCTTTTTACAAGAACCAGTTTCTACTTGGGAATCAATTGGAGATGCTAACGGAAAAAGTATTATTACGCACTTTTATGAAAATAATGAGCGTTATAGTTTTGCGTTTCAAGTAATGGCATATACTAGTCGTTTGTCTTTATTGAAGGAAGCACTAAAAGAAGATTATGATGTTATTATTAGTGAACGCTCCGTTTATACAGACAAATTGGTATTTGCAAAAATTCTATATGATGCTAACAAAATGAGTCTTATTGAATATTTAATTTATTTAAATTTGTTTAAAGAGTTTCAAACTATTTTTCAAGATTTAAAAATAGTTTATATTAGAACTAAACCAGAGATTTGTGATTTGCGTGTAAAACATAGGGGTCGCCTGGGAGAAACTATTCCCATTGAATATTTAAAAGATTGTCATCATTATCATGATGTGTGGTTAAATAATCCAGAAGCAATTGAACAAGGGTTAATATTAGTCATTGATGGAAATGAAGAAACAAATACAAGCCAATTTATAGACAATAATTTTTATGATGAAGTAACAAGAAAAGTGTATGATTTTATATTTACTTTATAATTATAAAATCGTAATCTTATATTTAGTATTTTATGATTTAGAATTTGAAATTTAGTATTTTGATTTTTTTTATAATATTTTACTATATTATATATGCCATCACCATTAAGTTTATCAAATTTTACTAACAGATTATCTAGAAGTCTATCTACATTACAAATCCTACCACGACGCACTACAAGTAATAAAACTCTAAAAAATATAAAAGCTACTAAAATTCAGAGAACTTATAGAGCACATGCTACGCGACGAAAATTAGAAGCAGAAAAACTTGAAACACAGGCCGAGCATCTTTTTTGTAAAAGTAGAGCTACTAGAACACAGGCTGCAAAAGAACTCGATAAAATGGCTCGCGATGTTGATGAAGATAATATTAATACTATTGCCTATCATTTATGGCGCGACCTAAGCGACAAGGAACATGCAAAATGGATTGCTAAGGCAAAAAAAAAGTTGACACAACAAAACAAAAGCGCAACAATTAAACCTGTACCTGAATAGTTGGTGGATTAATATTTTTTAAAATTCAAATTTATCATAAAATAAATAAAACTATAATATAGAAAAATATAATATTTTATTATATTATAAATGCCATCACCACGATCCTTAAGTAATAAAAGTAAAAAAAATAGAAACGCTATTAAAATTCAGGCAGTTTTTAGAGGACGCAAAACGCGACGAAAATTACAAAAAGTTAAAATACAAGATGAAGCAGCACGCCTCTTTGGTAAAGTCAATAAATCAAAGGTAAAACAAGCGATTATAGACATGGGGCGCGATGTAGATAAAGAAAGAATGGAATATATGACTTATGAATTGTTTACTGATCTAAAGAAAGATGATCCCGAAAAATACGCATGGTGGATAGAAAAAGCAAAACAAAACTTATTAAAACCAAATAAAACTAATGCTTATAAAAAAGAAAATGAAACATCAAAGCAAAAAGTAAATTATAAACGATGCCCTAATGGCACACGAAGAAATAAAATAACTGGACTATGCGAAAAAATCAACTAATAAATGTAATGTTAATAAATGTAATATTAATGAATAAAATATTATGTATTATTATGTATAATAATAATACATATACTAATAGTATAATACATTATAGTGTAAAAAAACACAAATATACGTTTATAATGCTACATCCAATGTTTTCAGATTCTACGTACTTTAATGATTATATTGAGTATTTTAAAAATAATTGCGTAATTGCGAATAATATTAAATTTATTTTGCCCGAGTCTCCATTGATGGATATAGATTATCCAAATAATAAACACTATAATGTTAAATCATGGTATAATTATTATACTTGTTATAACAATTTAAGTAAATTGGATAAAATAAATAGTGATGATTATAATTTACAAACACAAAGAATTGTGTCTATTATAAATAATGAAGCCTCTATTTTAAAAAGTTATAAAAATATATTTATAATAGGTGTTTCACAAGGAGGGACATTATTATTTAATATATTAAAGTTTGTACCGCAATCATTAGGAGGATTATTTTGTATTAAATCTCTCTATATGTATAAATATGTAAATTTAAAAACCAATAATACTACTCCAATCTTTTTTTTTAGTGGAAATAAAGATGATGTCTATAATTTAGCATTTCAAATAAAATGCTCAAAATTATTAGAACCTAATTATAATATTGCTTGGACTATTATTGATGGTTTAGATCATTATAAAAAAATTGAAGATGAATATATATTTGTATTGAAATATTTTTTACTAAATATTTAATTGCTAGGAGTAATTGAAGTATTTATAGTAACATTATTGTCATCATTAATATTATTTATATTATTAGCATTATTAACGCTATTAGCATTATTTGAATTATTTGAATTATTTGAATTATTTGCGTTATTTGCGTTTTCTATTTCATTAATAAAATTATATGTATTAGTTGTAAAATTTTTTAAATTTTTAGACAAAGTTTTCAATTTATTAATAATTAAAATAATTCGTGCTACTATTATTGAGTCGCTAATATATGTTAATTTTAATTTTTCTAATCCAATTAATGCCCCATCAATTGCCTCTCTTAATGTTTCTCCTTCTTCATTATGTTGTCCTGAAATTATAAAATCACTTATTTTTTCTATATTATTTGTTAATTGCTCTATATAACCTATACTAGTTTCTCTATTATAATTATTATACCAACGTGTTATTGCACTTCTATAACCAAAACTATCAACACATAATTTAGTCGAACCAGGTAAAGTTAGTACTCCTAATTTATCATAGTCTTCTAATTGTTTAATAACTTCTAAATCTAATAATATATGATTAATAGCCATTTTATTATTATAAATTATTAAATTATAATAATATGAATTTATAAAAATATGAACTTATAAAATTTGTAATTATTTGTCACTTTTTATAATTATTATTTATAAAACTACTATTACTAGTGCCTTTATATTTCAAAATATCTATAATTTTTGATGATGTAGGAAATTCTTCATCTCCATATATATCTTGTAATAATAACCATTCAAATAAACCTCCTATATAAACATATAAATTTACAAAACCCAATTTATATAATTGATTATATTTAGTTATTACCCTATTATCTGTACAATTTTCTCCATATATTACAATTTTAATAACTCTAGTATTTTTTAAGCAGTTATTTAGTATTTCTTCTTCTTTTGAAGCATGTATAGAATTTTTTATTAAACAATCTTGTTTACTATAATCAAGTGTATTAATTAATAATATTTTTTCATTGCCATAATTTATACATTTTTGAATATATTCAAAGTTAACTTTATTAATACTATTATTATTACCCATAACTAATATAAATTGTTTCTTTATAATACAATATATAACGAAATGTTATTATATATAATGAAATATTATTATATATAATGAAATGTTATTATATATAATGAAATATTATTATATATAATGAAATGTTATTATATATAATGAAATGTTATTATAAAGAAAAATTTTGTGTTTAATGAAATTCAACATTTGTAATAATAAATTCTTTTTTTATTGATTTTGATGCGTTGCTTGAAAGTTCTTCGCGTTTTTTTCGAGTTTTGTTTGAATTATTTGAATTATTTGAATTATTTGAATTGTTTGAATTACTAGAAGAATAAGAATCATTACTTTCTAATGATGTTGTAGATGTATTTGAATTTAATGACGAGTTTTTTACTTTTGCCGAAGTATTTCTTAAATTCATATCATTTTCAATAATTTTATAATTTGCTTCAATATAATCTAATATTTTATTTTCAATACACCATTTAAAAAAATTCAATTGTCCTAATGTAGTTTGAATACAGGTTTCATTTTTATATGGAACATTTATTCTCTCCCATCTACAAAATGGGTCAAATTTTTTTTTACTATATGCTTTTAACTTTAATTTATAATCATTATAAACTTTAACTCTTTCATTATTATCTAATTCATATACAATATAATTTTTTTTTGAATAATTTGTAACAAACCAATCAACTATTCTAAGTGATATTTTTGATGTTCCATTTATAATATTTATCATTTTATCAAAATTGTTATTACTATTGTAAAATTGTAATAATTTTTCTAATAGTAACTCGCTTTGCGTATCAAAATTTGTAGACATATAAATATTATTTGTTTAATTATAAGTAATCAAAAGTGTTTAAATTATAATTTTACTAATATATAAAAACTAATCATAATAATAATTTAATAGTATAAATATTATTATGAATAATGAAGAATATAAAGTATATATTGATAAACTAACAGAAAAAGTTGTTAAAAATAATATATCAAATATTGTTTATAATAATATTACACAAAAATTTGTTATTTATTTAAAAAATTATGAATTCATAAATGATTTAAATGATGATGATAAGTATTATTTAAAATACAATTTAAAATATAATTTAAAAGATTATATTACTAAATATTATAATTTTCAGGGTAAATTATAAAATATAGAAAATTATTATTTAGGCAATTTTGCTAATACTTGTAATAGTACGTAAAATGCACTAGCAAACATTACGCTATTAAACATAAAACCATATAAATTTGGATTGCCATCATCTTTAAATAAATATGGAAAAAAATTTTTACTATGTTTTTTAACTGCTGGTAATTGAAACAAAAAATATAATAGTGCTATTATTATAGGTAATTTCATTTCATTAAATAAAGTATCATAAAAGTTTTCGGCAATCATTTTTTTATTATTTTCTTCTATTACTTTTTGTGGAGTTTCATAATTTTTAATATAATTTTCTTCAACTTGTGGAGGTGGTATATAATTTGGTTGTGTTTGAGTATCATTTGTCACTTTTACAGGGTCAATTGGTATATCGCGTGATGGTAAAGCAGTTGTTCCATTTGCGGCTGCTTTTTGAATTTGACTTATTAATTCATTATAGTTTGGTGATTGTTGTTGAATTTGATTTTGAACATTGTTTCCTATAATTCCTTGATTTTGTAACATTGGATTTTGTGTTGAATATCCGCCATTTGGTATTAAATTATTCATTGTAGACATTTGATTATTTGATTGTGATATTATTTCATTTTTACTTAAAACAATATTTTGTGGTTGTTGTTGCATCATATATTGTTGGTGAACATTATTATTTTGTATATTAGAACGAGGAAGTTCATTTAATGATGTTATTCCTGAAGAAGACATTTTATAGTAATATAGTTTCCTAAATATTTAATATATTTAAAACGCAATATATAATATTATTATGTAATAGTACTATATATTTAATTAATTTTATAATTAATCTACTTCTTCCATTTGTGATTTTTCATCTTCATCTTCATGTTCATCTTGATGTTCATCTTCATCTTCAGGTTTATGTTTGAGTTCATCTTTCTCTTCATCTTTTGTTTCATCTAGCGAAAGCCCTAACTTAATCATATTATTAATACGATTAACAAATGTTGCTGGTTCTTCAATATTAAAACCACTAGCAATAAGAGAAGACTCAAAAATTAAATTTACAAGATCTTTTAATGTATTACTATTTTCATCTTTTGTATGTTGCTCTTTGAGTGATTTAATAATAATATGATGTGGATTAATTTCCATTGTTTTTTTAGACATCATATATGAACTCGCATTGGAATTATGAAGTGCTTGTGCTTTCATAATTCTTTCCATATTTGCCGACCATCCAAACTCGCCAGTAACTAATACACAAGGCGAATCAACAACACGTTCGCTCAATACAACTTTATCAACTTTATCTCCTAAAATTGTTTTAATTTTACTAGTTAATGGTTTAAATTCCTCTACACATTGTTCCCAAATCTTTTTTTCTTCTTCGCTTTCATCAAATTTTAATCCTTCTTTTGTAACACAAACCACCGATTTACCATCAAATTCTTTTAATTGTTGCATACAATATTCATCAATTGGATCTGTCATAAATAATACTTCATAATTTCGCTTTTTGCACTTTTCAATAAATGGAGAATTTTCTACAGATTTTCGTGATTCTCCAGTAATATAATAAATATCTTTTTGTGACTCGGGCATAGCATTTACATAGTCTTTAAATGAAACCATTTTTTTATTAGATTTTGTACTATAAAACATTAATAACTCAGCTAATTTTTCACGATTAGAAGTATCTTCATGAATACCTAGTTTAATATTTTTGCTAAATTGCTCATAAAATTTCGCAAAATCTTCTTCATTTTCTTTAATTTCAGAAAATAGTTCTAAACATTTTTTGATAATATTTTTCCTAATTACTTTAAGAATTTTATTTTGCTGTAGCATTTCACGTGAAATATTAAGAGGCAAGTCTTCTGAATCTACTACTCCTTTTACAAATCCTAACCAATCGGGAATTAAATCTTCACAATTATCTGTAATAAATACACGACGTACATATAATTTAATATTTCCTGCTTTTTTTGATTTAGATTCAAAAAGATCCATGGGTGCACGTTTTGGAACAAATAAAAGTGATGTAAATTCTAATTGACCTTCTACTGAAAAATGTTTTACAGCAAGATGTTCTTCCCAATCATTGGTTAATGATTTATAAAACAAGGCATATTCTTCTCTAGTAATTTCTTCGGGTTTTTTTGACCAAATAGGTTTTTGCTTATTTAATAATTCAAATTCATGGACGAGTTGCGTAACCATTTTTTTAGTTTTGCCTTGTTTTTCTTGCTCATTTTCATTTTCTTCTACTTCCTCAATTTTTGGTTCATCTTTTTCTTCTTCTTTTTCTTCTTCTTTTTCTTCTTCTTTTTCTTCTTCTTCTTCTTCTTCTTCTTCTTCTTTTGATACACTTTTTTCTACATAAAGACTAATTGGATAATTAATAAATTCCGAGTGTTTTTTGATTAAATCTTTAATGCGTTGTTCCTCTAAATATTCTAATTGATCATCTTTTAAAAAGCATGTAATTTTTGTACCGCGCCCAAGTTTTTCATCACTTTCATCCTTTTTAATAGTAAATGAACCTCCAGCATTAGATTCCCACACATATTGCTCATCATCATTGTTTTTAGAAGTTACAACGACACGTTCAGCTACTAAATATGCCGAGTAAAACCCTACACCAAACTGCCCAATCATATTAATATCTCCCTGCGTTTTCATTGCCTCCATAAACCCCTTTGTTCCTGACTGAGCGATGGTTCCAAGATTTGTAATCATATCCGATTTAGTCATACCAATGCCCGTGTCTAAAATTGTTAATGTTTTATTTAGTTTGTCTGGAATAATTTGAATAATTAAGTCAGCATTAGTGTCCAATACACTTTTATTTGTAAGAGAATGATGCCTGATCTTATCTAACGCATCTGATGAATTAGAAATTAATTCACGAAGAAAAATGTCTTTATTAGAATAAAATGTATTAATAATAAGAGACATTAGCTGATTAATTTCAGCCTGAAAAGCAAATGTTTCTACTTGTGTATCCATTATATATTTTATATATACATAATGGTTTTAAATAGTTTAAATATATATTTTTTAATGAAATATATATTTTATTAAATTTATATATTTTGTACTATATTATTCATCTTCTTTACGTTCTTTAAAATAATTATAAATTTCATCCTTGAATTCTTTAGAAAAAGTGTTGGTGGGAATTATTATTCCACTTGAATCATATGTTATATGTGTTAATGGACTAAAATGAAATTTCATTAAAATTTTCCATCGTTCTGTATATTTACGATTTATTTTAGAACCATGATAATAATGCCGTATTACTCCAGGAGTATATCCTAATCTTAATTTAGATGCCAATTTTTGATATATTAACATGCTATTATTATAATCTGCGTGGTAGTTAATATTATTAATTGAACTACATTTATTGATTAAAGACATAGCAATTATACTATCTCCTGAACCTAATATTGCTTTATCATAAAGCCCATTTATTTTTTCATATGCTTTTCTTGTTATTGCCCAAGCATAACCAGGATGCCAATAGTCTGTTCCTTTTGTTGTATAGTTTTTTTGTTTTTCAAAACAATAACCAAAACTATTAAATATGTTTAAATTATTTTTTTCTTGATCCATGTCAATACAATGACTAAATAATTGAACGACATCTTTGTAGCCATTCAAAATTTTTAATGTATCTAATGCCCAAGTAGAACTATCAAATTCAATATCGGCATCTATCCAAGCAAATGCTTTATAATTTTTAGGCAATAAATGTTTTACTCCTAAATTTATCATATTTTCTTTATGCCATAATGGAACTTCTGTTCTTAATTGTAAATGATGCTTGTTATTTTTATTAGTAATTATAAATTTTTGGTCTCCATATACAAGTTCTACTATAAATAAATTAACATGCTCTTCTTCTTCTTCTATTCGTTTAACAAATTCTTTTAATAATATATATCTTTTTGCGTACAAACAAGGATTTGAGATAACAATAATCACATTCAATTTTTCTTCTATTGGATTATTATTAGCAATTGCCATTTTTGTAGAATTTATTATATATTCAATATTATCAATTTCAATATTATTAATAATTGTCATATTATATATTTAGTGTTCAAATATTTATATATATTTAATTAAATCTTATTTATTTATAAATTTAATTAAATAGTTAAAATAATTAAATATAATATTACATAAAATTTGTTGAATATTCTAATGTTTTACTTTTTGAACCGCAAGGTATATTTTCTTCTACTAAAGTATAACATTTTGTTTTTTCACTGTCACTAGCAAATATTTTGTCTCGTAGTTCATTATGTTTTGGACCAATAAATTTATAACAATCTCTAGAATTACATACTTGTCTAAAAATTGTGGATAAACCTAAACCCAATAATACAGACAATATAATTTTTCCTATATTTGTATGTAATAAATTTTTTAAAATATTCTTAATCATATTTTATATATATATTATTTATATATATTATATATTATATATATTATATAATATAAGCAGTTAATAATAAGTATATATATTGTAAATTTATACAGGTAATAGTTTTATTTTATTTTTATCGCTAGGACATTTTACGTCTTTTATTTTATAATTGAAGCAATTTTCACTTTCATCTTTATATTCTATTTTATCTATATTATGAGGTGTTGGATATACTTCCACTTTTCTATTATAATCAAAACAATATATATATATTAAACCTAGTAAAAACGTAATTAAAAAGATGCTAACATTTATATATTTTGTTGCATTATTGAATTTTTGCTGTATATTTGTAAAAAATTTACCCATTTAAGTTATACTTAATATAACATAATACTTTTTATGTTACATATAAAATTTTATGATTTATTTTTTACTATTTAATTCTATTATTAAATCTTCTAAATTATAATTATTTTGATAAAATATAAATTGATCATGTTCATTTTTTTCTATATGTGATGATTTGTATTTTAATTTCATTAATTCGTTACCTAATATTGAAAGTTTGCTATTATGTATTTCGACTGCGGTTTTCAAGTAACTTATTTCTCCTGAAGATTTAAATAGTTCTACTGCGTCACTATATTGTTTTTTATTAATTTCAAAATCTTGTATTTTTTCTTGTATTAATAATTTTAATTCTTCATTATGTGTTATTGAATTATATAAATTGACTAAATTGTTATAACTTTCTTGACTATTATTTAATTGATGTTTCAAAGTTTCAAATAATTCAACTGCTTTTTCCTCTTCAATATAGTTAAAAAGAAAATCTAATTTTGTAGTTATAATATTCTTTTTATAATTTTCTAAATCTTTGTGTGCTGTTATTAATTTTTCAGTAACTTGTGCAAATTTTTTTCGTTGTATTACTATATCTAATTTACAGGGACTAGAAGTATTACCACAAGTTACCCGCAATAATTCGGGTAATTCTGTGAAAATTGTTCCACCATCTTGTTTACAATTAACACATTTTGGTTTATATTTTGCCAATATTTGTTTTTTTTGGTCATAATCTTTACCATATTCCCCTATTAATTCGTTTATTTTTTTTTGTTTTAGCAACATATATTTATTTTTTAATTTATAATATTCTTCTAATTCTTCATAATAATTAGTTAATGGAATGGATGTCATAAACAAACTTATATTTTAATAGTATATTTAATTTTTTTATTATGAATTTTTTTATTATGAATTTTTTATTATGAATGTAACATTTAAGAAAAATATATTGTTTTATGTAATAAATTTGCTTCAACATGATTGCTATAATCTGGTAAATTTGTTATCATATTGTTTTTTATTTTTTGTTGATTGTCAATATTTTGGCGATTATAATATATTAATTTAGACATAATATAGTCTTTATCTTTCATACTTTTTTCATAATATTCTTTACTTGATTTATTACCTTTATATCGCATATATAAAAATGATGCTAAAACTAGTATAAATAATAAAAACATAGAAATGTTAAAAAAAGTGTTATAATTATTTTGCTTATAATTATGACATCCTTTTAATACTTCTTTAAAAAAATATTTAACTCCATTATCTACTAATTTTGGTCTTTCAGATGTATTTTTTTCATTTACTGAATTATTTAATTTAAAATTTGTATAATCTAAAATATTAAAGTTCATTATTAATATAATAATATAACTCGTGTTTTATAATTTTTATATTTTACTAAATTTAATACTTATTGTCTAATTTAATACAATTTTAATATTAAAATAATTTATATTTATATTTATAAATATATGGCAAAATCTGACCTTCCTAATCCAAGCAGTACAATAACATATTTTCTGCTTACAACAATTTGCTTTGCTTTTTTTATCATATACAATATTTTTCAAAAGCCACAAATTTCAGAAGTAGCTGACGCACCCAATAATAATCTTATTAATTCTATATATATATTATTATTAGTAGTTGGTTCGTATTTTATTAATGCCTCTATTTCAAAAGCAATGTGTACTCAATCTATTCAGTGGAGTTATGTTTTAATGATTACTTTATTACCTTGGATAATTATATTTATTTCATTATATGTTATGTTAAAATTATTTCCTGGATGGATAAGTCCATTTTCTAATACTATTGGTTATAGTATTATTGGATTTTTAGGAATTGAAAAAACTTATGAGGCTATATTTAAAACTAGTGCTGAAGAATCTGGTGAAAATAGTGAAGTTGTTAAAGCAATTGCTAATATGAATAGTAATAAATCAAAATTTATTAACCAAATAAGTACTGATGTAGAAGAATTTAAAAATTTTTTTATAAATATGCCAGAACTTCTCAAAGACGGAATTTTTAAACAAGCACAAGAAATAATTATACCTAGAGAACTTGAACAACCACAAACAATGACCAGAGGCGAAGGTCCAGATAAAGGAGGTAAATTATATAGCGGCGGGGCATTAGTATTAAAAGCACGCTCTTATATTTCTAAGAAAACTCATTTATATAAAAAAAATCTCAAGGGCGGGGGTGATGGAGAAACGGAGTCACGTTCAGATTTATTAAGTGAAGCAGGAGAACCACGAGAAGCTATTAAAAATCCTTTACTTACATTATATCAATTACTAATTATTAAGCAAGTAATTGGTAAAATAGTATGGTATGTATTGGCTGGAATATTAATTAGTTCTATTAGTTACAATTTAGTAATAAATATGGCGTGTGAAAAATCATTAGAAGAAATTCAACAAGATTTTGAAGCTGCTAGAGAAGAACAATCTAATGCTGTACAATATAGTGATGTAAACACTAGGACTCGTTTACCAACACAGACTTTTTAATTAGTCATTTAAAATATAAATCTTTTATAATTTATATAGCATAAAATAGCTAAATATGAAATTATTGCTAAAATAATTACTGCTAACCACAATGGTAATATTGTTTTATTTTTATAACCAATACCAAATTCGCGTGGTTTTCCATTTTTATCAAACATTATGCTCGGTTTAATTAGTAGTATTATAGCAAATAATATTAAAAAAACTATTATTGATACTAAATTTATATTTATTGTAACAAATTGTCTTAACATATTTAATATTATATATTATTTATAATATTAAATTTAACCCTTATTGTAATTTTTCTTATTAATTTTTCTTATTAAATATACTATTTTTGTCAAGTTAAAAAACTGATTTTTCACTAACTAGTTCTTGAGCTAAAATCCCAATAAAGGCAATCATTGCTAATCGCCCATTATTTAATTCTTTATTTAAAATATCATAGCTGATTTTATCCATATTATAATTTCCTAAATTTCCTGGTTGATAATCGTCTTTTAGCATAAACGTAGTTTTACTAGTTAAAAATAGATTTTTCCATCCTTTTTTCATTCTAAAAATATCATATAGTGTCATTGTTACCCAAAATGGTGCTTGATGTGCCATGTCCATTGACGACAAATAATTAATTCCTAATGTAGAACTATCCTCATCAAAATGTTCTAGCAATAAAATAATACTTGTTGCTAACATTGCTGTTCTGCCATGCTGAAGTTCCGCTTCTCTTGCAAATTTTTGGCGATTTGTGCTCTTGTTTTTTAAAATATTTAATGGATCGAAATTTAGAAATGGTTTTGTAGATCCAGCATACTTAAAGTTAGAAAGTTTTACTGAAGGAAGAATATTATAAGCATTCACACTATGTGTATATACAATTAGCATCATAAATAAATAAAACATACTATTATTATGTTATAAAACTTATTCTTTAAATTATTTTTTAAATTATTTTTTATAATTTTATTAAGTACAAAAGTTTTATTGTAACTTGATTTAACATTTTCTTAATGAATTATTCCTAATACTTATTTTCACAAGTATTACTTTAAGAAATTACATTTATAAATGTGCTTTATTTTCTTCTTTTAGCATGCCGTGATTTTCTTTTTCTACCTTCTGCTAGTGCATGTCTTTGTGTTTGTCTTCTTACAAACCCATGTTGTCTATATGGGAGCAATGGGACCGTTATACGAGCATGTAATGGGACATTCATTGTTCCTATAATTGAATCACATAGTTCTATTAACTCTGCCGTTTCTTTTTCATTTGATGGTGGAAAATGATTGGTTAATAAATTTCTTAATAAGTTTATTTCTTCAAAAAGATTAGGTAAACGTAAGGCACCTGCTACATTTCTATCAGGTATTGTTCTTAATATATCATCTTTTATAGCACTTAATGTAGTTGGATCTGGATTCATTCTTCTTAAAACAATTACAAATCTTATTAAATTATTATAAAAATTAGGAACACGTGTTTCAAACTCATTTTCAAAATCTTTTTTACTTACCATAGTTCGTCTGCTTTTCTGGATTCTGGATGCCGCATAATCTCTTAATATCATATTTGTTACATCTCGTTGTGTACCATTAAACATACTGGCCACATGAACTTTTCTTTCTAAAAACCTATTTCCTGCTTTGTTGTTTCTTTTAAATGTTTTGCGCATTTATATAAATATGTAAATATTATAACTATTATACACTTTATATATTGTTTATTAATGTTCAATAACTGGTTCAGTAACATTTTTTACTTCTGTGTTAATTACTTATAAATTAAGAGACTCTTCCATATTTTTTAATATAAAATATAAAATATTAAAATATAAAATATAGATTTATTGAATTATAGCATAATGTTTTAATGTTGAACTAATAACATTATATACATTTTCTACATTTACACTATTTCCCAATTGTTTATAACTTTTTTTATCATCGGTTGCCAATTTAAAGTCTTCCGGAAATGATTGGAGCCGCGCACATTCGCGTGGTGTTATATAGCGTTTTTCTTTTCCATAAATAGGAATTTGTGATATTGCTACTAATGTTGGAAAATACTTACATTTTTTTACCCTTATTCCAGACTGACGAATTTGAATGAAGTGATTAAAGATGCTCTCATTTTTTGTAATAGGTCCGGCTTGCCATTCTAATTTGCCAAAAATTTCACGTTGCTTTAATAATGTTTTATGCTTACTATACCAAGTATCTAAAATAGTATAATATTTTTGCACTAAAGGGCAATTTTTCTTAATAATATCACATTTCCATACTGGAAATAAATTTAATTGTTCTTCGCTATAATTAATAAAAGCATCATTAATCATTAGTGTCGGAGTGAGTTTTTCCCCTACTTCCATTTGTTTAATAATTTCATCCCATGCTTCTAATGTTTCCAAAATACTAGAATTAATATAATATTTTGAAGGCACATTTTTGCTGTTTATAAACTTATTAAAATCAATAGTTTTTGGATCAATACTAGGGTTTAGTACAATAGTCGGATTGCTATTATTTGGTGGTTGCAATGTTTTAAGAACACATACAAAATAAACGCGTTCTCTTTGTTGGGGAATTCCATAATTATGTGGCGATAATTGAAAAAGTGTTAAATTATAACCAATACAATCTATTTTTTCTTTAATATAGTTAATTACTTCGCCATCACTTACTTTTAAAATATGTTTTACATTTTCTAAAAACATAAACTTTGGTTTTTTTTCTTTGGCAATTCTAATTATTTCATCAAATAATAAACCTCTTGAATCTTCAAAACATTTTTTTTTACCTCCATTACTAAATGCTTGGCAAGGAAATCCTCCAGTTAATATATCAAAATCTGGGAGTTGTGTTGGGTTAATTTTTTTTACGTCTTCTACGGGTTTTATTCCATAATTGTCAAAATATACTTCGCGGCAATCTTTATTAATATCACACGCTAAAATACATTTTGCGCCTAACTTTTTCAATGCTTGATGAAAACCGCCAATTCCACAAAATAAATCAATAAATGTTAATGGTTCTTTTAATAAGATGGGTTCCATATTTAATATTTTATAAATTATTATTAAATATTAAATCACAAAATATAATTACTATAAAATATAATTACTATAAAATATAATTACTATAAAATATAATTACTATAAAATATAATTACTATAAAATATATAATTATATATTTATTTTAATCATAGTCTTCAGTTGGGCCATTTGCATAATCCCCATCTTCACCATTCTCATAATCAAAATCGTCGTCATCAGGTATATTACTCATACTATATTCTTCGGCATCAATTGCGTGATCATTTAATGTTTGTTCATCCATTGCTAAATCATATAATTCTTTATTCATTGCTGTAACATTGTTATTTTGCTGTAATTTTTTCTCTTTTATTGCTTGTTTTTCCATTGTTTCACGCTCTTCATCGTAGTTTTCTTTAACATATTGCGTTATTCCTTTTTGCATACCTTTGTTCCATTTTTCTAATTTGTTATTTTTCAAAATATTTTCAATTTCGCGTTCCTCATCGGAGAGATTTTTGAGAAAATCCGTAATCAAATCTTTTTCCTTTTCTTTTGCCATATTAATTTTGTCTTTTACTTTTTTATAACCATTATTAATTAAATTATAATGATTATTCATTGTACTAGAATATTCGAGTATGTAGTTCACACTATTTTTCAAAAATTCGCCTTTGTCATAATCATTTATTTGTAAATCTTGTAGTGTTAATAAAAACTCAGGTGAGTCATTAATAGTTAACAATTCATAATATAAAGTGTAAAATATATAAGTATAAAATAATATTACTACTTTTTCATCAAATATACTATTAATTTTTAATGTTTTAGATGAAGAATAATCACTCACAAGAAATTTATTATATAAAAATACCGGCATTAGTTCTAGCAAAATTTTGCATTTTTTAGAAATTATTTTAAAAGCTACTATTAATTCGGGTCTTGCGTTGAAATTGTTTATAGCATTATAATATTTTTGTATTATGTTATAAATATCTTTATTATGAATATCTGATAATTTCCAATGTTTTGGAATTGCTCCATAGTTTACATTTTTATTTAACATAATTGACGGGAAAATATATAAAAAATTCATAATATAATTTTGATAAAATTTAGTATTTTCTACATCAATAGTTAGTTCTAAATTTTGAGAGAATTTAGCAAAATCACTTTTACTAATATTAGATTGCTTACTTATTATTTGTAATATATTTTGCTTAAGTCCTACAAGTGATTTTCCCAAGTAATTTTTGAAATTGCGAAGTTCTAAATTTTCACTACTTACAATAGAAAAATCATCTAATAAACTTTCCAATTTATTTATAAGTTCATCATCTAATTTATAATAACTATTTTGTGTGTAGGCTTCTATTAATACTCGCATTAGTTCAATATTATTTATAATAGGATAGTTTGTTGATATATGTATTATATTTTTCTTACTTATAATATGTATTAGTTCTACAAAAGAAGAAAAATTATAAACTTTGCCCTCACTTTTGAGAGATTCTATTATTTCTTTTAATTGCTTGTTATTATCAAATTGTGTTGGTTTATCTAAGCACAAACCTTTTAATTCATCATCAATTGGTAATAAGTTAGCAAAATTACAAAAATATATAAATGCTTTATATACTAACTCTTCGCTGAAACTTGTAGTTTGTGAAATTATTTTTTGTTTTGTATTTTCTTGATTATATAACTGCGGTGCATAAGTCAATAAATCAATGCTATTTAATATATTGTTATAAAATGCTACTTGTTTATTACTTGTTTCAATTGAATTATCTTCACTCATAAAGTATTCGCTAGTATTTTTACTTGAATTACAACACGCATTTTCTAAAAATGGATTGTCGTTTGAGTTTTTTAATAGCGGAGTATTTTTTTTGACAACATTTTGTATTTTTTCTATAATATAATAACTTGAAAATATTGCCTTTGACTCTATTATTTCTTTAATATTATTTTTTTCACCACGAGAGAATGTTTCATATAATGTAGTTTTAAAACCATCATCAATAGAACTAATATTTTCAGATGAAATTTTTATATCATATAAAGGCGGATTAAATGTATGCCAGTTATTTATAGATAAATATTCAGGTATTGCGTCATCAACTACTTGTGTCGATAACAAATATTCACGTTTTTTATTTAAATGGACTGCTAAATCTTTACTTGTTATAATATAACGTTCTATAAGTGCCTCTATTTTTTTTATAATAGTGGACTCAGACATTTTTAATATACTATTCCATGGAATAATTGAACTTTTTATTTTGTTTGCTATACAAGCAACATAGGCAATAGTAGTTTTGTCTTCTTCTCCATCTAGTGGATAACCTTTAAATGATTTAATACAACCTGGAAATGTTTTTTTAGAAGTTAATGATGGAATATTTATTTGAATTGTATATATTATAAAAGTTAGTGTTAATAATAATAGCGAAGAATTATATGTTTCCTCATAACTCGGCATAGCCTTAACTTTTCCTTCTTTTTTTGTAGATTTTAAAAGAATTTCGTCATATTGTTTTTTTGTTGGTATGCTCGAATTTTGAATAGTTAGTACATTATTTATAATTAGTTCATGATTATGTACTATATTAATACCTATCATTAAACTCATTGCCTTTATTATATTTAATATTATTTGCGTATTTGGATTCAATGATTTTGATTTAGTTAATTCTGTAACTTGAACGTCAGGACTAATAGTATATTCATTTTCTAATAGTGCCCGGGTTTGTAATTTATATCCTTTTTCATCGTAGCCTTCATCACTATTAAACTCTATTGATTTAATAATATAACCACTATGTTTATCAACCCAATAATTATTATCATCACTTAGCGTACCTTGTTCAGCACATATATAATCTAATTCTTTAGCAAAATCCAATTTATTAATAAAAGCATTTGCTAATTTCAATAAAAATAGTGGTATTAATGGTTGTCCTGTTTTAATACAATATAAAATATATGGACTCTCATCTTTAATTGCTTCGCGTGTAAAATTTATACAGAATTTTTTTATAGTAGAATATTTAAATGCTATATCCTTCATTTTTAATATACCATCTCTCAACTTTATATATGGAGACGCTATTTTATTTTCCTCGCTAATATTATGATCTTCTAAACTTAATAAATAACTATTTAATGTTTCACGTTTTGTTTTATTTATAGCATTAATTGCTTGAATTCTGGCTTTTGAATTTTCATAATTAGTGTTAATTTTACCTTTAATATCTTCTATACTTAAATCATATTTGCTCTCAAAAGTTTTCAATATTTCATCTACTTCTTTATTAATATTTGCTTTTTGAGCATCGGCAAGTGTTACACATTTGTCATCTTTTGAAATACATTCTTTATTTGAATCGCAAAAAATTTGATTGGATTCTATATAAAAATTATCTTCAAATTTAGGATCTAACATCCACGCATCATTAGTTCTTATATAAACATAATTTTTAGCACTTCCTTTATCAACTAATATAGCATAGTCACCATCAACAATTTCTCTTTTTTCATCTATTATTGCTTTTGCCTCGCGAAATGCTCGTACTTTAGTCAAGTTCATTAGTGTCATTAATTTATTAGTTAAAAAATCTGTAAATTGTTTGGTGTCCATAGTTGCCTTTTCTGTTTTATAGTCATTTAATATGCTATAAAAAGTATTATCATATATTGAATCAAAATATATAAGTTTATTATTATCATTTTCTAAGGATTGTAATGTATTATATTTTTTAGATAATACATATTTTTCGCACGTATTTTGCATAGTATCTAACTCACCTTTTAATATGTCTTTTGATGAAACTTGCTGGGCATCCGCTTTTGTTTCATCTTGTTCTTTTGTTTTGTCTTTGTCTTTTTCTTTTTCATATGCTTTTATAAAATTTTCAAGCAAATTACCCACTATTAAATCCATAATATTTTTATTAACACTTTGCATGAAAAATTCTGCACTATCAATTTTCACAATATAACTATACAATTCTTCGCTATTATTTAAGTTTTCTTCGGCAATTTTATAAAAATTAAATAATTCATCTTTTAATTCTTTTGTTAAAAGACTAAACGAGTAATTTATATTTGCTCCGCGTTCACTAGTTTTCGCAGCGTCTTTAATAGCTCTTATAAAATTTGAAAAATTGGATTCTTCATATTTATAATTTTTCTTATAATAATCAATGTTTGAATTAATTATTTTTTTTATAGCTTTATAATCTGTTACATGTAAATTATATATATCAATATTTAATGCTTGTAAATCATATACAAACTCTAACAAATTATATTTGCGATTTTCCAACGAGTTTGCTGTATATGTGCCGATGTATTCTTTAATAAAAGAACTATTTGTAGGTATAAAAGATTCAAGTAAATAATTCATTTTTTCCAAATAAGGAAGGTCTAACGACTCATCAATAGTAAAATTATTAATAGTTTGTAACAATCTATTATTATGAATAGTTGCGTGACTATTTATAAAAGCATCCTTATTAGAATTTTCTAAAACATATTTATTATAAAGAGTATTTTTATTTAATAGTTCATGATAATTTATAAAATTAAGATTCAAGTTTGCCCTATCGCATATATTTGTATAAGGACTATTAATTTTAGAAAAATTAAATAATGGCAAAGGCAATGTAATAAAACCTATAATGTTTACAAAATCATTTGGAACTAATTTACTTATTTTATTGAATTTTTTATTATTTACATAATAAGTTTCTAACATATTTAATCCTTCGCTATATACATCTATTACAAAGCGACTTTTTGATAATTCACCTTTAGTTATGCTATAATTATAAAAATCATCTACAATAGAATTTACCATTTCTATTTGTGTATTTACATTTATATTTTGCTCGCTATAATTAGAATAATTATCTAATAATTGAATTAAAGATTTTATGTGCTCTTTATAAGTGTTTATTTTTTCCTTTGAACTATTATTTGCCCATTTTAACGCTATAGTATTTAGTGTTTCTATAAATTCACCTAAATGCTGATATTTATATGCGTCATTATCCTCTAAAGTATCCGCATCACTTGTTTCATTTATTATTAAATTGCGAATATTTGACAATACAGGTAATATATAATACAATTTTTTATTTAAATTAAATAATTGTTCTTTTAAATGTTTATAATGTTGACCGCGATCTTCTATTAATGATGGATTATTATTGGCGTCAAAATGAGAATATAATGTTCGTAATTGAATATAATAATTTATTTCATTGTGAATTTTATTAATTACTTCTTCTGTGCGTTGCTCGGGCAAATAAGCATTTATTAATTTATCTAAATAATCATTTGTTTGTTTATCTAAACTATAACGCTGTTCTCCTTCTGAAACATTTACTTCATGTTCTAAATCATCTAATTCTTCTCCTAATTCAATAGTATCTATTATTATATTTTCCAAGTCTGACTTGGCATCATAGACTTTTAAATCATAGTCTAATTCTTGTTTATCATCTTGATTTAAATAACTTTCTTCGCTAATAGTATCGGAGTCTAACGATTTTAATTTTTCTTCGCGTGAAGCTAATAATTTTGTTTCATCTACCTTTTCACGAACTATTATTTTTTCAATGTTTAAATGTTCTGGAATACCAGAATAAGCAAAATCAATATATAATAACTCTTTTTCTGGTAATGTAGTTATTTCAATCATATCATTTTCTATATTTGTAATAATACCATTTAGTACTTTTGGTATTGGTTCTCCAAAATAAATAGAAATGTACTTTTTCATTTCTAAATTATTTTGGGCAACAAAACTTGGACTTTTATGCCTACTCAATAATAGTATGTTTGCTATTGATTCTTCTTCTAGTTTTCCTGATGGAGTTATATTTAATGTGATTGTTTTTTCGGCATTTATTAATACTATTTTTTCTTGGTTAATAAATTTGATAAAATATATTTTGTCATGTAATGAAGTATCAGTAGGGGCATCAAATTGAATAATATCTCCTAATTGAAGATTAATATTATTTGTTAATGGTGGTCTTTCTTTATTTTCTTCTTCTTGTGATTCTTCTTCTTGTGATTCTTCTTCTTGTATTTGTGATAGTTCTTGTGCTTCTTCTTGTGATAGTTCTTGTGATTCTTCTTGTGATTCTTCTTGTGATTGTGATTTTTCTAGTTCTTGTACTTGTAATTCTTCTTTTTCCGTATTAATCATAACAATCTTATATTTATAATAGAAATTAATATAATTCTAATATTATTTCCAGTTAAATAATATTTTTAAACCTTTAAATATAATATTTAAAAGATTTAAAGATTGTTTATGATGTATTATTATTATTGTAGATTAATTTCTATGGTAACTATTACAAATTCAATTAATCTTAATGTTACACACGTCTTAAATAATGAATTCAATTATTTTAATATTAAAAAATATACTTTCAACAACAATGAATATAAGATTATTAGATATGACAAGGAAAAACTCAAAAATTTATTAATTTTTGGGCTACAAGATAAGTATTCAGAAGTTTCTAAATATCGTTCTGTTATTATTAGAAATAACAAAGTTGTATGTTTTGCTCCAGAAAAATCATTAGATTATTCTCTTTTTGTAAATAACTATAACACAGAAAATAGTTGGTTAGAAGATTTTGTTGACGGCACTATGATAAATGTATTTTATGATAATATTAAAGAAATTTGGGAAGTTGCTACACGTTCAAGTGTTGGAGCAAATATTGTATTCTTTAATGATGTTAAAAACTATAAATATTTTGATAATAACAATTATTTTAAAGATTATTACAATTTAACATTTCGCTCTATGTTTTTTGAAGCATGTAATAGTTGTAATTTAGATCTTAATTGTTTAGATAAAAAATATGTATATAGTTTTGTATTACAACATCCATTTAATCGGATTGTTACTCCTATTATTACACCTATTATTTTTCTGGTTAAAGTTTATGAAATTATTCATCCTATTAATAATGTGCTAAGTAGTGATAACTTAAATCACGTTATTATTAATCAAATTGATATTCAATCACTAGTAAATGCTCCGCCGTATATATTTATTAATAGCAATGTTAAATTTGTTAATAAGTATCCAGTGACAAATTTTCAAGAAATTAAAGATTATTATTCATCTGGCAATGCGGGATATAATTGTGTCGGGTGCTTTTTATATAGTAAAGATGGAACACGTAGCAAAATTAGAAATGTGAGTTATGAAGAAGTACGAAAACTTAGAGGAAATCAACCAAAACTGCAATTTAATTATTTAACTTTAAAACAACAAAATAAAGTGGGAGAATTTTTACAATATTATCCGGAACATACTGTAATCTTTAACAAATTTAAATTAGCAGTATATCATTATACAAATAATTTATTTATGAATTATATTAGTTGTTTTGTTCGTAAAGAAAAACCATTAAAAGAATATGAATTTGAATATAAAACACATATGTATAAATTACACGAAAAATATAAGACTGAACTTAAACCAAATCAAAAAGCAATTGATAAGAAATTTGTAATTGATTATGTGAATGCGTTACATCCAGCACAGCAAATGTTTCTAATTAATTATAAGAGTCCTCAAGTTAAAGGAAGTAGTTGCTCAATGAGTTATGATACTAGTGTTGTGTGTGCTAATACTTGTCCAACAACTATTATTAGCGAAAGTTCTAAAGAAGAAAAAGAAGCAAAAGAAGAAATGGATTGTTCTATTTGAGCATTAAATTTAAACTTTAAATTTAAATAAATATTTATAATAAATATTTTAAAAACAAAATATTTATTATATACATAACACATTATGGGAAATATATGTGACCTATTTTCTTTTAATAAAGAATGTAATAACGAGCAAAAAAATGGAAGAAAAAATAATACAAATCATGTTCCATTTTTAGATATTTCTAATATTTATTATGATGAGCATGCCGAACCTCCATCTTATAGTCAGTTACGTAATGTAAAAAATGATGAGCACAATAAATATAATAATTTTTTTTCACAATGTGATTAATAGTTTAAACACTTTGAATTTTTGTATTTAAATGTCGGAAAACTTGCCAACATCTGAGTCATAATGACAATCAATAACACAATGAATAGTAGTTGGTGACTTATGTTCTTGTGCCTTTGCTTCTGCCCATGCTAATGTTGCTTCCCATGCCTCTTCTTCTGAAATAGGTTTAAATGAAATTGGTTTAAAGAGACGTTCATGTGCATCACTCAACGCAAAGCATTCTTTAGTTGTGCTAATGTTTTTGACTTCATGTTTGATAATAAGTCTAGCATCAAGTGGTTCCAATTGTGGAACTGGAATTACTTCTTGTAGTTTTACTTGTGGAAAGCAAGACTTAGCAATACGCTTTGCCAATCCAACATAGCAATTCATTATTATTTGTTTCTTGGCTCTTGTTTTTATTGCTTTTAGACTTTTCAACTTTGCTAAAAAAAAATATCAATTTTTTTTGACTATACAAAATATTATATAAAAGCTGTTCTCTATTTTGAAGTAAAATATTCTTTAATAGAATTAATTAACAAAATAGAACTATTAATACATTCTTCATAATTTAGCAAAATATCATCTTTTGTAATCTGGTTTTTATAAGACAATTTAATAATACTAAAATTGTCGTGAGGATGCTTCTTCAAGAAACTAACATAATTTAAATTTTTTGAATTAATAAAATATTTGTCATAAAAATTAAACTCAATAATTTTACCAATAGTGTAATCCTCATTTTCTAATTTAATACTATATGAATTTTCCATAGTATCTTCGATTTCTTGGATAAAATCCATATTTTCTTTAATTAGTTTTAGTGAATTAAATAATTTTTTAATTAGTAAATTTGTGGCAATTTCAACTATTTTAAAATTATCATAAATACCAATGGTTTCAACAATAAAATCAAAACTATCTTCTTCATATATACGTTTAGCATCTAAAATCATCCAGTCTTTTTTCATAATTTCAATTTCTTCTTTTCCATATTTTAATTTTAACTCAGCTTCTTTTACTTCCCAAGCATCTTTAATTTTTACTTGGTCCAAAGTATTTCCATAACTACAAGTACTTACTACATTAAATGTTCCATCATTTTTAGCATTACTAATAGTAAATTTAGCTTCTAAATGTAATTGCTCTTTATCCATATTTGAATCAATTTTTGGTCTTAAGCGAAGTAAATCAATATAATCTCCTGTCATTAAATCAGGTGGAAAAATCTTTTGTACTTCTCCACGAGTTAAATATTTCCCTGTTTTAATATTTTTAATTTGAAAATCTTCACTTGTAACATAAATAATGACATTTGAATCATTGCTTTTATTTACTTCTAAAACATATTCATCATATGGAAAATCTTGTAAAGCATCAATATGAATAGGAATACAACTTAGACGTTGTTTAATTAATTCGTTATTTAGACGAGATTTATTAGTAAAAATTTTTACATTATTTTTTTCATATGGATAACTTTCAATAGCAATAACAGGGATTTCTGATAAAATTACTCTACGCAATCCATTAGCATAACTAACATTTATATTACTTAAAGTAAAAGTCATTGTTCCGTTTTGTTCTTGTACATTTGAAATTTTTGCTTTAGTAGACATTTATAATTATATAAATATAAATACATCTTATATTTTTTCAATTTTTATTTTAATTGTTTTAATTGTATTAATTATTTTAGTTTAATTATTTTAGTTTAATTAAAATAATTAGTTTAATTATATATTAAAAATTATTATTAAAAATTAATAATATAACTTTTTAGATGAGTTGTATATTGTATTATAGCAATTTTTGTGAAAATTGTAAAAAGTTGTTAATAATATTATCCAAATCAGGAATTAAAAATAACATTCATTATATTTGTATAGATAAAAGAATACAAAAAAATAACTCAACCTATGTAATATTAGAAAATAATCAAGAAATATTACTACCAAGTACTATTAATGCTGTTCCTGCATTAATGTTAATTAATGACAATTATAAAGTTTTATATGGCGATAATATTACTAATTATTTAAAACCAATAGAACAAGTTGTTGTTCAAAAAGCAACAAATTTTAATATGGAACCATCAGCATTTAGATTTGATGGAATGTCTAGTGGAGTAGTATCTGATAATTTTAGTTTTTTAGACCAAAATAGTGATGATTTATCGGCAAAAGGAAGTGGTGGTTTAAGACAATTATATAGCTATGCTACTATTGATTATAGTGATAAAATAGAAACACCTCCCGATGATTATGTTCCAGATAAAGTAGGAGATGTAAATATTAAAAATTTAGAACAACAAAGAAATATTAACACTGGTTAAATATTAACATTGGTTAAATATTAACATTGGTTAAATATTAACACTAATTTAAAATAATAATTACAAATTATATTAATATTTATAATTATTTTAATATTTAAAGTAATACTATTATTTTTTAGTATTAATGAGTACTATTAATAATAATGAGTTACTATTAGATAGTAATAAAGTTATTACACTAATAAATTTTTATAAAATATTCAAAGATTTAATAATTGATCTAAATAATAGTTTTAAAGATAAAATAGGGTTTATTATTCAAAATAATAAAGATTATCAAAATATTATAAATTATTGTTTACCCAACTATAAAGAAAATATAAATGCGGATGAATATGTTAATTCATTAGATTTAACGTGCTTAAGTATTGAGTTTATGGAATCTATTAATAATGTATATGAATATTGTAAACGCACATTTGCTGTAAGAAGTATTGATATTTTATATCAAAATGAGGATATTTTTTTGAATAAATCGAATGTTAAAGTTAGTGAAGAAAATCCACAAATTATTAACACAATGTTTTTACCAGATATTGAATTTTCTGAATTATATTATGATGATACAACTGACCAAACAAAGCAAACATTATGGAAATATTTACAATTAATATTATTCAATATTATTACCACTATTGATGATATTTCATTTTTTGGTGATTCACTAGAATTACTTAAAATTATTGATGGTGAAAAATTTTCAACTAAAATACAAAGCACAATTGAAGAACTATCAAAAATATTTTTATCTAAAGAAAAAGCAGACACACATAATGATAACAATAGCGAAGATGTAAATGAGGAAGATGCAGCTAATAAACCTAATTTTTCCGAAATGTTTGATATGTCTAATAATCCATTTAATATGTTTAATGAAATGTTCAATAATACAAATGAAACAAATGAGTCATCATCGACTAATGAGTCATCAGCAAATAATAATGATTATGCTATTCCAGATAAAGAAGAACTCTTTTCACATATTAATAAATTAATTAATGGCAAAATAGGGTCGCTTGCCAAAGAAATTGCCGAAGAAACAACTAAAGATATGGATTTAGATGCGGAAAATATAACTGATGTAAATGATGTATTAAAAGGATTTATGAAAAATCCTACCAAATTATTGGGTCTTATTAGTAAAATAAGCAATAAAATAAATAGCAAAATGAAAGATGGTTCATTAAAAGAAAGTGAACTTTTAGAGGAAGCTACAAGTGTTTTTAAAAATATGAAAAATATGCCTGGAATGGGAAATTTTAATGACATTTTTAAATCTATGAATTTAGACCAATTTATGCCAAAAGGAGGTAAAATTAATCCCAACGCTTTTCAAAATATGATGGAACAAAATGTTAAAATGTCTAAAATGAAAGAACGTATGAGAAAAAAAGCTGAAACACATAGTGAAACAACCAAAACAAATGTAAGCTATAGAGAGAATTATGATTCTAATAAATCTACATCTTCTTCTGGTACTAATAATATTAAATTAGACGATTTAACTTCAAATCTTTCGTCTTTAATGGAAGAAATGAAAAACAATACCAGTTTTATTGATGATATTATTAAGAAACAAGGACAACAGGGACAACGCGATGCTAATATTAATGCTAATGCTAATACTATGTGTGGCGATGACAATTCTAAACGTAAATCAAATAATAAACGTAAAGTAAATAAGAAAAATAAGTAATGAAACGTATAATTCTAATTTAATATATTATTTAGAAATACTTAGTCTATTATAGAAGCATAATTTTTATAAATTTTGCTGATTTTTGTAAATTTTAATAATTATTTTATACATTTATACGAAATAATTATTAAATTATATTATAAACTTATTATAATATAATAAATTATGGTTAATAATGAATCTTATATAGGAAGAAGAAGTGTTGAAGTAAACGATGTAAATAATGAAAATAATGAAAATATCATCTTCAAAGATAATAACATAAATAATATTAATACTAATAAAGATAATGACATAAATAATATTGACAATGACAATGACAATGACAATAATGACAATGAACTAGCCAATACACTTTGGTTAAATAATCCTACTATTTTATTTGATAAAAATGCTATTACACAATTGTGGCCAATGGAAAATATGACACGAGAGCAAAAGATTAATGCTATAACAAGACTTGTTATTTTATTAACACTAATAGGATTTCTATTTTTAAATAATATAAAAATTTTGATTACTGGAATAATTGCTTTACTAATTTTACTATTTACATATTATGTATTAAATAAAAATTCTAATTTAAATAAAGTGAAAGAAACATTTAGCAATGAAGAAATGTACGAAAAAGTAAAACATAATTTTACAAATCCAACTTCATATAATCCATTAATGAATATACAATTGCCTGAAATACAAGATAATCCAAATAGACTTGAAGCTGCTCCTTCATATAATAATGCTGTTAAAAATAGCATAAATGAAGAAACCAAAGATTTTATAGTTAATAATTTTGATAACAATGAAAATATAAAAAATAATTTATTTAATAATCAAGCAGATAATTTTGAATTTGAGCAATCAATGAGACAATTTTATACAACAGCAAATAGTCGAGTTCCTAATAACCAAGCAGAATTTGCTAGATTTTGTTATGGAAATATGGCTTCATGTAAAGATGGTGATGTAGAAATGTGTTTAAAAAATACATTCGAAAATAGAAGTTTATAAAATTTATAAATATACAAAATATACAAAATATACAAAATATACAAAATATACAAAATATACAAAATATACAAAAAATATATAGAATTTTAAATATAATTAATATAGCAAAAAAATAATATATTAAATTATTATAAATGACTTCAACTATTGCTTATCCATATATATTTGATTCAATGTCTAGAATAGGCAATGATTCTCCAGCAATTGATCAACGCAATATTCAAAATGTAAATAATGCCAACTATAATTTAGAAAATTATTATCCTACTTGTCCAATGAGTAAAGCCCAGGATTTTGCTTTAACGCAACCATATGTTTTTTATAAAGGTTCTCATGAAGGAGGTATTAAAGGTTGCGAAATTGAAGCAAATAATGAGTTAAAATATACTCATATATCGCGTCCCGCATGTAAATTATCATTAGTAACTAGACCTTTTTTAACTGTTCCTTATTTAGGAAAAGGTTTAGGAGATTGTGATACAGAATTTCAATTAAAAACAGGGCAATTTGACTTAAATAAAAAAACTGTAAATAATACTATGGAACAATCTTTTTCAGAATATAAAAATTATCCATTAATTGACTCTATTAAAGAAACAGTTACAAATAGTGCTTATGTTATTGAAGATGATGCTATGAAAGGTTGGCAACGAGGAGGCATGAGTGCGCGAGAATTTGCCCGTAATCAAGATAATTAATAATTAATAATATAATAATTAATAATATAATAATTAATAATATAATAATTAATAATTAATAATTAATAATATAATAATTAATAATTAATAATTAATAATTAATAATATAATAATTAATAATTAATAATTAATAATTAATAAATATTTAATAATATTATTAATTATTTAATGTCATCAAATACTAATACTTTAAATGATTATTATAATAATCTAGAAAATATAAACTATAATAGTGAATTTTTATGTACATATAAAAGTATGGAAGAAGAATATTATAAAAATTTATGCTATCAAATACAAATACTACAAGCATTAAATATTAGTAAATATGATGATACTATTGTATCAAATCATATTGAAAAAATTTATTATTTTTTAAAAAATTATTATGAAATTGATATTATTTTATTAGTATTAAAAGAAAAATATAAAAATTCAAGTATTTCTTTTTTTATAGAAAATAATAATTCAGCATTATTTCAAATGTTATTTAGTTTTGATTATTTTGATATTTTTCATAAATGCTTATGTCAATATTTGATAAATAAAAGACTTAAAAATGAACCAGACATTGCTAAGAAGTTTTTTAATGAATTAAAAGATATTATAATACAATAAATTATTTTTAAGGGTTTTTTATACCTTTTATTTGTATCTTTTATTTATATATTTTTATTGATAGTAACAAATATTTTTGAAATACGTCAAATTTTATTATGCTATTACATAACAAAATTTGGTATACAAATATATGGGTTTTTCATATACCATAATTATATCATTACCCTGGTATAAAAATATCTCCTATTTTACACACTTAAATATTTTAAATTGACAAGTATAATATATAAATTTATAACTATATAAAAACACATATAGTTACATATACATTATGTTTAACGGACAATCACAACAAGATAGATTTGTATTAAATGTTCTTAATTATAAGAAAAATGGATATTTTTTAGAAATTGGTTCACATCATCCAATTATTATAAATAATTCATATTTATTAGAGACAAAATATAATTGGAAAGGAATAATGGTTGACTGCGTAAATGACTTTTTACCTTTATATAAACAACATCGTCCTAATAGCATTCATGTAATAAATGATGCAAGGACGATAGACTATAAAAATTTATTTGAACAAAATAATTTTCCTACATCGCTTGATTATTTACAGATAGATTTAGAAGTAAGTGATGGTTCTACTATAGAAACACTAATACAATTAGATAGCAACATTTTTGATACATATAAATTTGCTACCGTTACATTTGAGCACGATATATATAATACTAATTTTGCTAATACAAGAATAGAATCACGAAAAATTTTTAAAAAAAGAGGTTATATATGTATATTTGAAGATATAAATAATCATGGATATCCATATGAAGATTGGTATGTTCATCCAGATTTAGTCAGTATCGTCTATATTAATAACTTAATAGAATATAATAAAAGTAAATTTACCAATCACTCTATTGTTAAAAAAACAATAAATTGGGAACACATTCAATATATCTAATATAATATTTTTTAACTTATGAAAAATTTTAGAATCTACTATTCTTTAATATAACTACTTGTACAAAGTTTTTTAATTATTTTATCATCATTATGTTGCTTATTATTTGCTATTGCTACTAACGTGTGTGTATAATAATTTTGTTTATTTTCATTATTTTGAAAATCTGGATTTTCCTTTGTCCATTTACTTAGAGCATAAAATTGTTTTGTTGATACATCCTTTATAACTCTTTTAATTTTTTCTTTATTAATATCTTTTTCCCAATTGTCATCATCTTTTATATATAATGATTCGCGTTTTAAATCAGTACAATGAATAGGTCGTTGGTATAATCCTAACTTATTCATATTTTCTATAATTACATTAGTTAATCCATTTACTAATCCATTATGCTTAGTATAATCCAATTGTTGTAAACTAACTTCTATAGATTTAATAAAATCACTCATATTTATAGCATCTTTACATTTTTCATTTAAAAAAACCTGAATATTAAATTTTTGATTTGTTGTTGTAATATTATTTCCAACTTTTGGAATTAATTCTTTTATTGTATTAGTCAATTCTTTAATTTGATTTTGTTGTTGTTTTACTACTTCTAATATTAATTCTTTTGATAACATTAATTGATTATTTAAATTAACGTTATTTTCATGATCTAAACAAGTTTTCTTATGTCTATATAATCCTGATGGGTATTTATATGTTTTTTTACATATTGAACACTCGTATTGCGTCTGGGGTTTTTTGGGGTTTTTTTGTATCTTAATTGTATCATTTTCCCTATTTTTATGCTTTTGGGTTGATAAGTGTCTAACATAGTCTTTTTTATTACACGATATAAAGTCACAACAAACACAACTATAATTTTGGGGTTTTTGGGGTAAAATTTGTGTATCCATTATATATCATATAATGATATATAAAAAAACCCCTAAATAATTTTTTATAAAAATTTAATTTTTTTAAAATTTTATGCTTATAGTTTTTTAAGATAAAAATTCGGAATTTACATCTTAAAGGTCTAAATCTGTTTTTTTAAGAGACACATTTTTCTTTTTTATAAAAGACCTAAAAATTATAAAATTGGACATTTATAAATGTCCATTTATCAAAAAAATTTTGAAATTTATTTTTCCAAAATTTATACATTTTACATATTTTATTTATGCTAACAAATAACTACATAGTATATTAATATTTTTAAACCATAATGTATTTATGGAGGGACATCAAAAAATTTAAATGTTTATCTCACATTTTTTCCATAGTAATTTTTCTCTCATATTTCATATTTTTGAATTATTATTTCAAATTATAAAAATTTAAAATAATAAAAATTTAAAATAATAAAAATTTAAAATAATAATTTAGATTATATAATATTATGACTTCAACAAGAAATAAAAATACTCAATTGAATTACAATTTAGAAAAATCTAACACAGAAAAATTATTACGTGAAAATCTATATTTACACTCATCATCAGGAAGACCTATTAGTGAATGTATTCCTTCATTAGGGTATATGCCGAGTCACTTATCTAGAGAAGCATTAGCTAGCAATTCTATAGATATTGAATCACAATTAAGAGGAATAGGTTCAACTAATTTAGAAACTCCTTGTGAAGTTATTGTGCCAAATATTACAAATTTAGAATTTAAAGATTTTTTTGAGAGACAACAACATATTATAATGCCTTATCCTATGGTGTATGAAAATAATCAACGACCAATATTATCATAATTAACAAAAATAGTTTTTAACTATTATCCTGATAATAATTTACCCTTACCTTTTGAAAACATTACAGTAAAAGGAGTTTTTTTTATATTAGTACAATTAGGATCATTTATAGTATTATTTATAGTTACTACATTATTTAAAGTTATATTGTTATTTATACATGCTTGTGACAATTTATTTCTACTATTGGATTTAACTATATTAGCAAAATTTTGTTTTTTTAATGAATTTGATGAATAAATTCGACTATTTTTAACAGAGTCATGTTTTATTGCGTTTTGTTTAACAGCAACTTTATCACAATTACTAGTAATACAAGTATCATCTAATTGATATTGATTAATAAATCCTCTACCATTTATAAAACTAGGATCATATGGTTCAATAGATAATAATTTTGGAATATTATTTAATCCAACAAGACCCTGTATCATTTTTCTTGATAAATTACTGCCATTTTGTGCTGGTATAAAGGCTGCATTTGTTGTTGATGTACGTGCTCCAGTACCACGATATTGTTCAATTGCTTTTGATAATGTATCAATTGTAGAGTCAAATCTTATTTCTATATTATTATTAGGATATCTAAATCTTTCATCCGGATCATTAATAGGGTCATGATAAATATAAACACAATCTACATTGGTAAAATCACTTGCTCCAGTAGTTATAACAAAATTAGCAAACCTAATACTATAAAAGTTTAGAATTTCAAAATCATAATAAGTATTTTTTAAACCTAAAGATCCAGATACATTTTTTAAATATATATCTAAATCATTAAATATATTAAAAATTATATTATAATTAAATCTTAAATCGTAATTAATGGGAGAAGTTAGTAATATATTATTTTTATTATCATCATCTCGTAATTCTCTTATATTAAATAGTTTTATATTTTCATCATTTGTTATAGTAAAATCATTTATATTAGAATCTCTTGTAAAATTTTTAAATTTTACATTTATTGCTGCATTTATTTGCTCATAACTTATAGAATATATTTCACCACATATAGTAGTTATATTATTTATTGTTGCTAAGTTTTTAAAACTATTTTTAAAATTATTATTGGTTAAAGCATTAAAATAAGTTGTTAAATTTATATTAAAAACTTTACCTAATTGAGCTATTACATTATTGTATAATGTAATGTTATAGTTTATTGTATTATTTATATTATGACTATAATTAATACTAGTATAATTTAAACAAATATCAAGTAAATAATAGTTGTTCTTACTTGGTATAAGTGACTTGAAATTAAAATTATTGTCAATATTATTTGTATTTATATTTTTTTTAAATGTAACAATTGATTTTTGTTTTGAATTAGTAGAAAAATGAGCATGATTGTATATATCATGCTGTGTAATTCCTGTTAAACGGTTACCGAGTCCTAAAAATATAGTATTTGAAAAATCTTGCCTCAATATTTTATTTTGATTATTAAAACTTATAGTTCTATGATATAAATTACTACTATAATCTAATACTTTTACATTATGAAGAATTATACTTTTTTTTGAACCAAATATAATCTTACTATTTTTTTTTATATTTTGTATAATGTTTAAATTGTTAGTTTTAATTAAAAAAGTACTAATAGTATTACTATTATTTATTGAACTAGAAGTATAAGTTGAACTAAAATCATAATAATTTACATGTTTAAAATCTAACGTAAGTTTATTATAAGATAATATATTACGATTTATAGAATAAAGAGTATTTTCTTCTAATATAGTAAAACTATTGTCGCTTGTAAAATTATTAGAAGTATTACTTCTACTAACATTATCAATTAATAGTCTAGTAAAATTTGAGTTTTTAAAGTTTATAACACTAGAAGTATCTATTGTTGTATTAATAAAAGAAAAATCATTAGTAACACTAGTAATAGAATATGTTGTATTATTATAATCTGGTTGTGAGTCTGAATATTTAAAATACAAATAATCACGAATATTTATTTGATACATATCAGAATTGCTAAAATAATAATTTAAATGAAATCTATAACGATTATAACTTGTATCATTATTAGTAGTTAAATAATTATGTATATTATAGGGGACATTGTTGTTTTTTCCAAAAAATGTATTACTTAAATCATTAAATAAATAATTATATGAATTATCATAAGTGTTTACATTTTTTACAAATAATATTTTACCATTTTTATTATTGGATGAATCAAAAATAAATTTCATATTATTTTTTATATTATTTTGACTAATTAAGCAACAACTAGTACTAGTAGTAGTAGAACCACTAATATTAATAACTTTGCCACTCAATAATATTCTATTTTTATAGGTATTATTACTATTATCCAAACTTTGTAAAAGATTTTGCCAACTAATATCAGTATTATTATTACTTAAATCACTAATATTTGTTTTTATATATAAAAGACTTCCACCATTACTTATATCAATAATATTATTTGTTAAAATAATATAGTTATTTCTATTATTTGAAATAATAGCACTCATAGTTATAATATATTTATATTTATAACTATGAATATTTAAATTATATGTCATTATAAAATTCATATAATAATGAAATTATAAAATATACATGTATTTATGTTAATACACTTGTATCATTAAAATACCAATGTGTAGATAAATATTGTGGTTTTGCTTTCTCAATATTACTATTTTTCTTAATTTTAAGATTAGGTCCTCTAGCAGTTACTGAATCAATTTCTAAAGTTCCAACAGCATAATTATAATATTTCAAATCTGATAAATTACCAGAAAATCCGCCATTATAATTTACATACAAATTATCATAGTTTTGTTTAACAATATTAGATAATTTATGGCGTTTTGTTAAAGTTCCATTTATATATATATCACATATATTTTGTGATGTAACTCGTATAATAACACCTACCCATTTTTTAATAGGTATAGCATCTACATATATATCATCATAATATGGTTTATTTACACTTTCATTATTGTGGAATACATTTAATCTTACTAACATTCCTAAAACAGGATAGTTAATCATTAAATCATCACTATAATTTTTCTTGCCATTATACAAATATACACCAGGAGCATTATTTGGTCCAAATAAACCACTACCTCCTTCGCCTTGTGAACTTGGCGAAGAACCTTTATTAAAAACGTGTTTAAAATCTATAGTTTCATTATAGTTTACATTATTAACATATATCCAAAATGAGTATGTAAACTCAACACCTCCATATTCATTTACACTTCTTAAAATAGGAATTGTTGTTTTTTGCCCTAAGTTTTGACTAATAGTCAGTGCTTCTGTAGCATCTTTCATTCCACTTATTAAAAATGGCGTTTCTGATGGAGATAAAAAATAGTATACAAGTTTACTTCCGACATAAAATAATATTGAGAAAAAAATTAATACTCCTAGCAAGAAAGTTCCTCTAGCAATCATAGTATTTGAAGATAAAAATTCGCTAAAATTTCCGAGTTTCTTCTGTGTTTCATATGGTATTATTGTGTTAAAATAATTATTAATTTTTTCTAATACTCCTCCGTTAGAATTCATATTATTTATATATAAATAATATAAATAATATATTATATTTTATTATATTTTATTATATTTTATTTAAATTTGAAAACTTCCTTTTTCTTGATTATATTCTAAAAAGCTTACTTTTAAGCTATATTTATTAAATAATGATTGAGCTAATGATGCGTTTATTCCGTCTTTATAAAAATTATAAGCATCTTGTGGATTACAAGAATCACTTAAATAGCGAACACGGGTTATAAAACCTTCAAAACCACTATTAACATTATTTATATTTCCTAAATATATATTTTTTAAGGTTGTTGTATCATAATAATTTTTATATAATCCATGCATAATAAATGAATTTCTTAATTTACCATCTAAATATACATCTAATGTTCGACCATCGACACTAATTGTTAAATTATTCCATTTTTGAACCGACACATTAGGTATTTTGTATCTAGCATAAATTGTTTGATTGGGTTGAGAAGTTGGGCCTGCTCTGTCTTGGAAACATTCAATATCTATAAATAAATTATTTTCATATTTGTCTAATGCTATATTAATATTTTTAGGAAATGTTGTTCCACTGGCTGGTGTTGGTTTCACTACTTTTGTACTAATACCAGAAAGAGTAGTTTGTAAATCGGAAACTGTCGTTGAAGAAGGACTATTAGCAATAAATAAAATATTTTTCTCTTTTGAAATATTATTGCCCCAATTGTCTATGTAAAACCAAACACTTAATGTAAAATTAGATGATGTAGTTTGGGGAATATCTTTGGCAACTATTATATTAATATTAGATGATGCTTCTGTAGTATTTGTAGCTGGCGTTGATGCTTCGCACATTTGGTCATAAATTATATTTGTTTTGAAAAATATATTGTTTAATCCCCATAGTAATATTAAAACTAGAATTACTAAAATAATTATATTTATAACACTCATTATAAAATATTAATATATAAAAATATTATAAGTTTTAATTTTATTTTAGTTTTTATTTTAGTTTATTTTATTTTATTTTATTTTATTTTAGTTTTATTTTAGTTTTATTTTAGTTTTATTTTAGTTTTATTTTAGTTTTATTTTTTATTTTATTTTAGTTTTATTTTTTATATTTTTCTAAATTATATATTATTATTTTTTGTTAAACTATATAAAAATTGTATAGAATCAGGAGTTTTTATTTTATCAAAATAAAATATTTCTTTAATACTTCCATGTATGCCATCATGTTCGCCAATAGTTACATTGTCTCCTATGAAGTAAGGCGTAACATTATTTTTAGAACCTACTAATTTACCATCAATAAAAACATCTATATTATTATTTTCATAATTAATAACAAAATATAACCATTTTTGATGTTTTACACTAGTCATTTCATATATAGTATCTAATTGATCTGATTTATTATTTATTGTTCTAGATTTTATAATAATTTTTCTAGAGTTTCCATTATAATATATAACTGGTTTAAATCCATAATTAAATAGTTCAGTATCTTTTGTATAAGCAATAGATGTATTTGTTGGTTGTGGATTTATATAAATATAAAAACTTATACTATAAGTATAAGTATAAGGAAATTTGTTATGAACTTTTGAAGAATCATAATATTTTGCTCCAATATTATATTGACCATTTAAATCATTTTTAAACATTTTAAAATCATACCCTTTAGTATTGTCAGAAATATTATTTTTAATATTATTATATTCGTTTTTGACAACATCTTCATTAGAACTATTTTCACTAGAAGTAGTTTGACTAGTGAAGTTTGTTTTAAAATTTGAAAGCATATTATTCAAATTATTAGTTAGTGATGTATTTTCTAAATTAGAAGTATTAAAGTTTGGTATAGCAACATTAGAACTAACATTTTTGTCCAAATTTTGATATTTTCCTAAAGTTTTCTTTTCATTTAAATAAAAAGGGCCTTCTCCGCCTAAAAGGTTGTTTTTATTATGTTTTGCTAAATAGCTAAATAATAGAGGCAATAAAAATATTAATATTATTAAAATTAATAATATGAAAAATAATAAATAAATAGAAGATGGTGTTAATTTAATATCTTCATTTATTTCATCTACCAATATAATTAGCAAACAAGGAATAAAAAATATTATGTCTTTTAATGTAGTTATTAAATTTTGAAAAAAAGTCTGGTTAGATGAATCAGTGCTTTTAGATTTTTCAATACCTGGTTGTATAGAAAACATTTTTGCTATTATAGCAAAAATAACAATAATTATTAATATTCCTAATATATTTTGTGTAATATTGAAAACACTATTGTTGGTTTTGTGTAAATATAATATAAAATTAATTGTTAATATTGGAAATAATATTATTAAAAATAATAATCCAACATATTTATACATATTAATAAAACTAGTATCGGGTTTAATAGTATTATAGTTGTCATAATTATGTTTATAAACATAAGATAAAAAAGTATATATGCTAAATGCTACTAAAAATAACCACATAAATATTTCATATTTAGTATTTTTTATTTTGAAAATATTTTGCATCTCATTAAGATAATAAAATACTCCCAATATTAGCAATAATATTGCTATTATTATAGAGTAATAATAGTTATTTTTGCCATACGTTAAGGTATCTATAACTTTTTCTCTATTTTGTAGCTTTAAATTATTAATATAACTAGCCATAAATAATATATATTACATTATAAGTATATTATTTATTACTATATTTGCATATTAGTATAATAATATATTAGTATATTAATATATTAGTATATTAATATATTAGTATATTTTTATTGCTCACTATTTACAAATTTTCAAAAGCTGTTTTTTTTCCATGGCAATCCCTACATAGTGCTTCTAAATTGTCAATATTATTTGAACCTCCATATTCTAATTTTTTTACATGATCCACTTCAAACCATGCTGGTAATTGTTTTTGACAATGTTTACAATGCCAATTTTGCGAAGCAGCTACATATTTTTTTTTTGTTTCACTTACACTTCTTTTTGTTGATATATTTCCGGAAGATAATATTTTTTGTTGTTGCTTAGATAAATAGTTTTGATTATTATTTATTGAAGTTAATAAATTTTGTGATAGTTGATTATTAACAGGATTTGAAAAATTATAATTATTATTTAATTCATTTGTTATTGATTTAGATGTTAAATCAATAATAGGAGTTATAAAACTTGCTGTATTTCTATCAATTGGTAAATATTTTATGTAACTATTTGCATGAGTAACAATTTCTTTATAGTTGCTTGGATTTTTCTTAATAAATAAATATATACATAAACCTATAAAAGCAAAAAAGGCCATTTTATAATATTTTTGATATTGTTTAAGTTTATTAATTAATTTTCCTTCAAAATATGTATTTGCTAATACAAAAATAGTTATTAAAAAAATTATTAATTCTAGTTTCATAATATTAATATTTTATATATAAATATATTATTACTAGAATAATTACAATTATTAAAGCACCAAAAATATATTTTTCTTTATTTTTACGTTCATCGTTTTTTTTAATTTCTTTTAATTTGTAATGTTCATAATATTTATTTAAAGCATCATAATATGTTAATTCGGGTTTACCTAAATAGCTATTAATTTTATTGTGTATAAAATGAACCCATTTTGAAAGTGATTCTCGCGAGTCTAAATATGGCGTAACAGGATATGCGTCTAAAAATTTACTAAAAACACCCCCTATATCAGGAACAGGCAAAAAAAGAGGTAAGTTTGTTATAAAGTCATAATATTTTTTTTTTGTACATTCATTAATATGTAACGGATAAGATAAAGCAATTGTATATAATACAAACCAATAATGAGGACCCCATATAATAGGATTAAATATATGGTTTGTACTATTCATAATAAAATTTTAATATATATAAAATTTTACTATATTAAATTTTCTTAGTGTTTACTTATTTGAATTTAGTAAATTATATAAAAACATTGTTCTTAGTTATATTAACTAACAATGAATATAAAAAAACAATATTTTTGCAATAATTGTGGAAAATTAGGACATTTATTTCATCAATGTAAAGTACCTATTACTAGTATAGGTATTATTCCCATTAGAATAGTAAAAAAATACGATGCCTCTCTAAATAAATATGAAAATTCAATTGAAGTATTAATTATTAAACGTAAAGACACATTATCATTTGTAGATTTTATGCGTGGAAAATATTCTATTGAAGATAAGAATTATATAAAAAATTTATTAAATAATATGACTAATAATGAGAGAAATTATATATTAAATAATGATTTTGATACAATATGGCAATATTTATGGAATTATAATACAAATAATTCATATAAAAACGAAGAGCGAACTTCAAAAATCAAATTTACAAATTTAAAACAAGGTTATGTTAATATTTTAGAAAGTTATGATTTAAAATCTTTAATTGATCTATGCGATAAAAATTATGAAGAACCCGAATGGGGATTTCCAAAAGGGCGACGGAATTATCAAGAAAAAGACATAATATGTGGACTAAGAGAATTTGAAGAAGAAACAGGTTATAATAAAAATGATATTATACTAATTAATAATATTGTCCCATATGAAGAAATTTTTAGTGGTTCTAATTATAAATCCTATAAGCATAAATATTTTGTTGGTATTATTGTTGATAATAATCAACCAAAAAATGATTATCAAATATATGAAATTACTGAAATCAAATGGATACCAATAAATGATGTAAATAATTATATTAGAGAATATAACTATGAGAAACAAAAAATAATAAATTATTTAAATAAATTATTAAATAGTTATAAACTATATATTTAATATATAGTAAAATGAGCAATGTTATTAAGGATACATTAAATCAAGGAGACATAGTTACTATATCAGAGTCTTTAACTAAAGGCGAAGAAGAAGAACAAGAACAAGAAAGTGTTCAAGAAGAAAGCGAACAAGAACAAGAAAGTGTTCAAGAAGAAAGCGAACAAGATGAAGAAGATGAAGAAGATGAAGAAGGCAAAGAAGGCGAAGAAGGCGAAGAAAGCGAAGAAGGCGAACAAGATGAAGAAGGCAAAGAAGGCAAAGAAGGCGAAGAAGGCAAAGAAGGCAAAGAAGGCAAAGAAGGCGAAGAAGATGAACTATTCATAAAACCACAAGTAAATCAAGACATTAAAGAAGATAAATCTAAAAAAAAAAATAACGAAGAATTAGTATCATTATTTAGAGAAAATATAAATAAATTTGACAATAGCAAACTAAACAAAAGTAAATTAGAAATATTAGAAAAAAACTTAAATACTATAACAGATTATAAATATTTTAATAATGCTATTGAATTATTGAATAAAGAAGAGTTAAATAATTCAAATGCTACAAACTACAAATATTTATATCCCCATTTAGATGATGAATTTTTAAATATTAAAATAGCAAATAAACAAGAATTTGAAGAAAATAAATTAATAATTAAAATAGACGAAAAATTTGATTTTGAAAAACAAAGTAATGAAATTTGCAATAAAGATTTTGAATTAGCGCCACATCAAAAATTTATAAAAAACTTTCTCTCAATGTATACTCCATATAATGGTTTATTATTATATCACGGATTAGGAACTGGTAAAACCTGTTCAGCAATTGGAGTTGCTGAAGAAACAAGAAAATATTTAAAATTTATGGGTTTTAATGAACGAATAATAATAGTAGCTTCACCAAATGTTCAAGAAAATTTTTATTTACAATTATTTGATGAGCGAAAATTAGAAGAAAAAAATGGACTTTGGACTATTAATAATTGTGCGGGGCAAAATATATTAGATGAAATTAATATGATACAAAAAAATTTGTCACGCGACAAAGTAATAAAAATTGTTAAAAATATAATAAACAATTATTATTTGTTTTTGGGGTATACACAATTTGCTAATTTAATAATAAAAAAATCAAATATTTCAAATCAATCATTAAGTACTATGGATTCAAAAAAAAAACAATTATTAATAAAAAACAAATTACAAAAATTTTTTAATAACAGGTTAATAATAATTGATGAAATACATAACATACGTCAGTCAAAAGATAATAGTAATAAATTGGTGTCAAATGAGTTAATGAAATTAGTTAAAAATGTAAATAATTTAAAATTGCTGTTTATGTCAGCAACACCTATGTTTAATGATTATAAAGAAATAATTTTTTTAATAAATATATTAAACTTAAATGATAGACGCTCAATAGTAGAATTAAAAGATGTATTTGCCAATGATGGAAGTTTTATAGTAAATAGCAATGGAGAACAAGTAGGTTTAGAACTATTTAAAAGAAAAATAAATGGCTACATAAGTTATATTAAAGGCGATAATCCATTAAGTTTTCCTTTTAGAATTCTACCAAAAGATTTCTCTGAAAATAATAGTATTTTAAATAAAAAATACCCAGAATTTAAAATAAATGGAACTCCTTTAAAAGAAGCACTAACACTATTTGATATATATGTAAATGATGTTAATATATCACCATATCAAGAATTTGTATATAATATTATTTTAAAAAATAATATATCAAAGTTTGATGAAGAAAAAATAAACGCTATGGAATCTTTTGGATACACATTGTTACAAAAACCATTGGAGTGTTTAAATATTGTTTTTCCTAATAATAAATTAGAAAATTATTTTAATGAGAAAATGATTTACTATAATAATAATATTGTAGAATTAGTGGCAAATATAAATATTGAAGAAATAAATACACTAGTTGACATAAAAAATATTGTTGGCAAATCAGCAATTAATAATATTATGACTTATCAAGAAACACAAGCACCCAAATCTAGATATAATTATAATTTTAAGACTGAGTTTTTAAAAAATATGCCTATTAATATGTTTGATTATGATGTAATTGGAAAATATAGTTTTAAAATTAAATCACTTATTGATTCGCTAATAGGTTCTCAAGGTCCAGTAATAGTATATTCACAATTTATAGATTCGGGATTAATACCAATAGCACTTGCCTTAGAAGCAATTGGATTTATGCGTTATGGAAGTAATAAATCCCTCTTTGCTACTCCACCAAGTGAAGAATTAGATGTAAATACTTATAAGAAAAAATCTGAAGTATTACAAATGGGACAGCGTTTTAGAGGTGCTAAATATGTAATTATAAGTGGAAATAGTAATATTTCCCCAGACATAGTAAGTGATTTAAAAGCATGTACAGATCCTACTAATGTTGGTGGTGAAAATGTTAAAGTAATTTTATTATCGGCAGCAGGCAGTGAAGGTTTAGATTTTAAATATATTAGACAAATACATGTTTTGGAACCATGGTATAATATTAATAGAGTAGAGCAAATTATTGGGCGTGCTATTAGAACATGTAGTCATAAAGATTTGCCATTAAATAAACGTAATGTTCAAATATTTATGCACGGCACATTATTAAGTAATGCAAATGAGGCAGTTGATTTATTAATTTATAGAAAAGCAGAAGAAAAAGCAAAAATAATAGGAAATATTACTCGCGTTTTAAAAGAACACAGCATTGATTGTTATTTAAATTATGAGCAACAAAAATTTGATGAAAAATATTTAAATGAAAATTATTCAAATAAAAAATTAACACTAATTCTCTCTAATTCTAATAAAATTGACTATGCTATTGGAGATAAAGTAAATAGTCCATTATGTGATTATATGGATAATTGCCAATATACTTGTAAACCATCTTTAGAAGAATATACTCAAAAATATGGACCTACTAAAATAAATCTATTTTCTTATGATGAATCATTTTTAAAAACAAATAATGAAGTTATTATTAAACTTTTGAGAGATTTGTTTAAAGAATATTATTTTTGTACCAAAGAAACAATAATTAACTATTTAAATACGTTTAAAGAATATCCATTGCCACATATTGATAATGCTTTAAATGAATTGGTTAATAATGAAAATATTTTTATTAGTGACAAATATAATACACGAGGAAAATTAATACATATTGATGATTTATATATTTTTCAACCAATAAATTTAAATAGTGATGCCACGCTTTTTGAAAGATCCAATAATATATTATTAAAACCTGATGCTTTAAAATTTGCTGTTCCTGAGGACTTTGATATATTTAGCAAAGAAGATGTCAAAGAAACCAAAGAAACCAAAGAAACCAAAGAAACCAAAGAAACCAAAGAAACCAAAGAAACCAAAGAAGCCAAAGATGAAAAAAAAACACTTACTCCTAAAATTAATCTAAATCAAGATGATTTAGATGATAAATTAACACTTAAAAATATAGAATATGTTAAAACAATAATTGCCGAATTACAACGTAATTATAATTTTATAATTACAGAACATGTACCATCTAAAAGTGAATACGCATTAAAAGATAACAAATACATTTATTATGGTAAAATGAGTGACATATTAAAAGATGAAAAAATAATAACTACAGACGAAATAAATAGTTTAGCAATAAATATATTATTAGATGATTTGGATTTTAATAAGAATGTTTTATTAGTTATATATTTATTAAATAATGGCTATAATGAACTAACAAGCTTTGAAAAAGACTTACTAATTTATTATAATTCAAAAATTTTAGAAGCAAATAATGGTAAATTAAAAGCATTATATATACCAAATAAAAGCGAATTTAGAGACTATACTTTATATATTTTAATTACTACAAATTTAGAGACTTTAAATATAACACTAAATAGCGGGCAATCAGAAGACTATAATGATTTTGATAATGTTATTAAATCGCAACAAATACCTAGTTCACAAATGGCAGTTCCTTTAGGATTTTTATCAAGAAATAAAAAAATAACAAAAGAATTAACAACAGAATTTAAAGTAAAAACAGGTTCAAATAAAGGGGCAATGTGTACACAAGCTGGAAAACTTAATAGTGAAAAAATTTTTATTGCTTTGGGAGTAAAAGATGAAATAATTGAAAAATTAAAAGGAAAAAAATTGGAAAAAGGCGAAAAATTAAATCAAAAAAATTTCTGTGCGGCACAAGAATTATATTTTAGATTGTATGATTTACAAAAAAAAGAAAATAAAAGATGGTTTTTAAATCTTTCTGACGCACAAATAAATAATTTATAATAAAATATAATAAAATATAATAAAAATATAATAAAATATAATAAAATATAATAAAATATAATAAAATATAATAAAATATAATAAAATATAATAAAATATAATAAAATATAATAAAATATAA